TAATATACTTCTCAGAATCCCAGTATTCCCATTGCAACCCTTCATTATCTGATAAATCTGCTGTTTTATTTAACAAAGGGTAGATAATTGCTGTTGGTTTAAAAGGATTTTCATCAAAATATGCTTCAAAATAATAAATAGGTCTATAATCAAATACACCATCATTCCAATATACTCTATTAGCAATAGTACCAAGTAACCTAGTCATTCTCTCAGAATGCTTCATTCTAACATCTTTTGTTGGTGTTAGCTCAGTATATTTATCACTTTCAACATTTCTTTTAGCACCTAATGTGTAGATACCACTTACTTTATTGATAAATTTTCTTGTAAAGTTTTGCAGAGCTGGTGGTATTTCACTAAAAGCATCTCCTTGAAAGTAAGGTCTTATATATTCTTCAGTAGAAGTACCAGAATAATAATCAAGATATTTCTGATTTCTTTTCTTCTATATTGTGATTTTAATAACTTAGCCTCGCTTAGTCTGTCTTTAATTACTTTGTCTATCATCTTTGTATCCTTTTCATTTCTCTATTTCTCATTGGAAATCTATTAATTATAAAATATCTAAAAGCATCGTTTCCATGGTCGTGATAACCATCTTTGATTGGCTCTTCTTTAATTGGTTTGCCATCTTCTGATTCTGGGTATCTATATTCCTCAAAATCTTCTATGACCTCTTTGCAATTTTTATGAACATGAACTCTTCTTACACCATCGGCACTTTCAAAGAATCCTCTAGTGTAAGAAACACTATTAACAATATTTCTACTCATCCTATCTTTCGTAGATAAGACTCTAATTCCACTTCTTCTAAATATCTCCATGTCTCCAGCACCGCTCTGCCCCTGAACATTTGCACCAGCAGGGTCACCATAATATGACATTATTGGGTATCCCTTAACCTTAATCATCTTAATTAGGTCTTCTGTTTTAATATTATTTTTATGTAATATGCAGTCAAATACTCTTATATGCTCAAATTCTCCATCAAACTGAGTCTGTATAAAAAGAACTGCTGGTTGTCTATATCCAAAGTCTATTGTGCAGAATGTAGGCAAATTAGGGTCGTATGGAAAATCTCCCACATCTTTATCTCTATGGAAATCCCAAACCTTCCCTTCAAATACAGAAAACTCTGCACCAAACTCTTGTCCAAAAAGTTCTTTAGACATATTTCTTTTTCTTTCTACAATAGCTGGGTCATCTTTTCCTAGTGGAAATTCATGTTGATTTTTCCAAGATGGAGATGTGTAACTATTCCACTCATTATCTGATTGTCCTAATTTATACAAATCATATATCCAATTTCTACCCTCTGGGGTAGTAATAAAAATAACCTTACCTTTTCTTCCAGCTACAGTAGGAGATAAATACATATCCCAAATTTTCTTATTCATCTTGGCAACCTCATCAATTACGAGTAAATCAAGACCTTCCCCCACTAATGAATCAGCATTATCCGCTGACATTCCTTCTACAGTAGTTCCCCACTTAAAACGAATGTACATATCTTTTTCAGATGCTTTATCTATGTCTTCTCCATGACCAATAACCATTCGTTGCCATATTTCTCTAAATATTAATCTAGCTTTCTTATATGACATCCCTACAACCCAAATTCTTTTATTAGGTTGAGATGCTACATAAGTAGCTTCCATAGCACTAGCCCAAGTCTTTCCAAATCGTCTGCCACATACGATTACATGAAATCTGGCATCCTTTTTTTCTGGGTAGTGTAGGGCTAATTGCCCACTATGTGGTTTGTAGTCAAGATACTTAAACCACTTTTTCTTAAATTCGTAATTTTTTTCTTGCATTAGAATAGTGTTTTAAGTTAGTTTATGATATACATATTATGCAAGGGAATTTTGCATAAATTAACCAACTCACTTAAGAGGTAAAAATGTCAGAAGAAAAGACCATCGAGCCAGATGTAAAACAGGAAGCCGACACTCAAGTCGAAAACAATGTACAGGATGCTATTCCTCGTTCAAGACTAAATGAAGTAATCTCACAAAAGAAAGAACTTGAAACAAAGTTAAATGAGATGAAAACAATGGTAGAGGAAAAGCAAAGGGCAGAACTTGAAGAACAAGGTAAATTATCTGAACTAAATTCAGTATTAGCAAAAGAGAATGAAGAATTGAAAGTAATTAAAACTCAATTTGAATCTCAAGATACTAGATTAAGAAATGATGCTTTGTCAAGACTGCCTGAAGATAAAAGAGAGAAATTCTCTAGTTTACCTACAGATTCTCTTTTAGATGTTGTTGAAGAGTTATCATCTGTTAAAAGCAATCCACAAAATAATGTTGGAACTGTTTCTAGGAAAGATGTTGATTTTAAAAGTATATCTAAAGAAGAGCGTAGAGATAACTGGAGTTCCATTCTCAATAATTTTAAAAGATAACTTAAGGAGTAAAGAAAATGGCTTTTTCAGACCCATTTGACGTAAACGTACACTCAGGAGGTACTGGAGCAGTAACACCAAATATTGCTGACCAGTTTATTCCTGAAGTTTGGGGGCAAGCTATATTAGAGGCTTTCCAACAAAAAATAATGATGAAAAATGTCGGAATTGATTTGTCACCAGAAATTGCAAATCAAGGCGACAAGATTCACTTACCACATATTGGTGTTCCAGCACTTAGTGCTTTTACACAAGGTGGTGAGATTGCTACTGATGTAACAAGTGCTGGTAGCATGACAAGTGATGAGACTTCTTTAACTGTTTCTGAGTACAATGTAGCATCTGCTTACATTCCAGACATTGTTAAAGTTCAGTCTAACTATGACTTGATGGAAATTTATGCAAAACAGTTAGCATATGCGTGTGCTAGAGGTTTTGATAACTTCCTGCATTACCAGGTTGCTAATAATTTGCAAGGTTTACTTGCAAGTGCTACTGGTGCTGTTGGTGCAGATGCTAATACTTCAATGCACGTTCAAACTACTGGTTCAGTTCTTTCTCAAGCAAACCTAACATCTTTGATGGGGTTAATTCTTGGAGAAACTGGTGATACAGAAGGTTGGAACTTGGTACTATCTCCAGATATGTATGCAAGTCTAAACTCGCTAACTAGTTATTCTCAAGGTACTCAAGCAACATTAGGTGCTGAGTTTGGAAGAACTGGTAACGCTGGTTCTATTCTTGGTATGCCTGTTTGGATTGCTCAATCTCCTTACATGGGTTCTGCTTCTGCTGGTGCTGATGTAAGTGCTGATGCAACTAAAGGTATTAAAGCGGTTGCTGACCTTGAAACATCTGGTACAGACGATAATGATATCGTTTATGGCTATGCAATTCATGAATCTGCTCTTTATTATGCTTTCTCTAAAGAAGCGAAGATGCAGGCTTCTTACAGACACTCTTACCTATCTACACTCGTAACTTGCGAGTCTGTATATGGTGGTGCTGTTAGAAATGCAGATGCTGATGGTGAAAGACGAATCTTTGGATTAGTTGATTACGAATAAATTACTTAACAGTAATTAAAATCTTGGGGGGAGTTTATTCTCCCCTCAAGCAACCAAGATACCCATGAGACAGTCAAGCTCGGTAAGGTATCATAACTCAGGAGAAAAAATATGGCAAATCTTAGACAATACTCGGTAAATGAATCAAATAACATAGGACTAGGACAAGCTGGTTGTTTATTTGAAGATGGCACAACTGCTATCTCAGGCAAGAAAATAGTTGCCATTCAATTCATTGCTGATTCAACATTTACAACATTAACACCTGAAGATTCTTCTTATGTAGGCACATCAGGTGGTAACGGAGATGCAATAGACTCCTCCAACTCATTTCCTGCTGGAGTAGTTATTTTTGGTAGATGGACTGCTTTTACATTAGCAAGTGGTTCAGTTATAGCTTACTTAGGATAAGTCTATGCTAGGATTAGGCAACATCCTTACAAAAGGTGGGGCATTACTCGGCTTTCCCAACAAATATTCCTTCAATTTCGATGGTTCTAATGATTATTTAGACTTATCACACAGTATATCTTCATTTACAAGTGATACTAATGCAACAATATCGGCATGGATTTATATATCAGATAATACAAGTTATAAACCAATATTTACTTTTGGAGATACAAATGCTAATACATTTATACATTTTCAAATAACAGTCGATGATGTTTTACAATGTGGAGTAAGGTTAGGTGGTTCTAATAAATGGGTTTTAGAGACAGATAGTGCAATACAAGCAGGAGCATGGACTCATGTAGCTGTAACTCAAAACGGAACATCTCCAGTTATATATGTTAATGGAACAGCAGTTGCTCAAACATTTACTGTAGCAACAGATAAAACTGTTTGGTTGAATGGTTTAAGTGGAATAGATAATGCTTATGTTGGTGTTTCATCTTACAACAATAGTTTTTCAAGTTATTGGGATTCACTCATCGATGAAGTAGCAGTCTGGAATACTGCTTTAAGTGCCTCAGATGTCGCAAAGATTGCCTCTAAGCCAGTAGATTTCTCCAAAGCATCAACTTACGCTACAGATAGAACTGCCAACCTTAAACTATGGCTCAGAGCAGGGGATAAGGTACTACCAGAAGAAGATATCTCAATCGCCAGAAGTGACTTCTATACTGATTTTGATGGTGTAGACGATTTTATTGATTTAGGTAGTATAACATCATCTAATGCTTTGTCTTTAAGCGGTTCAGCAGGAAGTATATTTGCTTGGATATATCAACCAGATGTTTCAGATGGAGATGCTTTTCAAAGAATTGTAGATAAATCAGATGGAAGTTCTGTTGCCAATGGTTATGGATTAATTCTTGGTTCAAATGATGGAGTTTTTAGAGGTGAAATAAATGGTGCAAATATAATTGCATCTGATGCGGGAGAAATAACAGATGCAGAATGGTTTCATATTGCTTGGACTTGGGATGGCTCAACTCATAAATTATATAAAAATGGTTCTGTAGTAAAAACTGCATCTTCAGCATCAACACCACCAAGTAATACTACTAATATGAGAATTGGTTCTTGGAATCATAGCACAGGTAGAGAATTTAAAGGTTCTATATCAAATGTAAGTATTTACCAAACAGCACTCGATGCTCAAACCATAAAGCAGTTTGCAAAATCACGCTATACTCCCATGAGAGACAACAGATTTTCTGTAGTGGATTTTGATGGTAGTAACGATTTTATAAATTGTGGAAGTGATACTTCTTTAGCATTAGCTACAGATTTTACTATATCAGTTTGGTTTAATTCAGATGATGTAACAGGTTATGAAAGATTAGTAAATAGAGGTAGTTATAATTCTGGATTTATTTTTGGATTGAACGATGATAATCTTGATTTTACTTTTAGAGATGCTGATGATACAAGTCATACTGCTTTAGCAGGAGGTACTAATATGACTGCTAATCGTTGGTATCAT